TTTAAAAAATCACTACTATCGTCAAGAGCTGGCGCTGTTTCTTCTGAAGAATCAGGAACATAACCTAAATAATCAACATATGTATCAAGTACGTCCCATTGACTGTTATCAAAAGGATTACCTGCAAGTACTGTTGTATTAGCTTGACGAAGTTCGCCTTCATAGTAGACAATATTATTAGGAATATATTTTGCAATACTTTCCCATTCACCTTTGTAGTTTGTGTCTCTTGAATATGCATAAGATGTTACAGCATCTTGCCCTTTGTTGTTAACAAAGTAAACACGGCCGTTGTCTCTAAGACTTCTAATAACAGTATTATGTTGGAAATCACTTGGAGAAGCTGATTTAATTGCAATACCAAACTGTTCGTTTTCTGTTGGATCTGGACTTAGAATAATGTCTACTAAATCAAAAGACTGATCTATTAGTCTTTTATAAATGTAAACCACGCCTTGGTTTGCATATCCAAGACTTGTTCCAGATGTGTCTGTAACTATTAGTTCTGATATTTCCCAATCTTGACTTAGTAGATTAATAGTAGAACTTTCTGCTGTAACATTAACTAGTGCTCTCCATATTGCTCCACGTTGACTTACATAATCGCCTGCTAGATAACTTTCTCCTTCAGTAAATATACCTCTATAACGTGTTTTAACATTAGCAGCAGTTGGTGCGCCAACATACAAATACTGACCATTGTCTGTTATTTCAACACTTGTACCAAACGCACCACCATCATGATGATTAGACAATGGTTCTAATGTCTGTTTTAATTTAAATTCACTGGCTTCGCTGCCACGAGTATATACATAAACTTTGCCATCATCTTTATCAGGTGTTCCAACTGCCAATGTAGTATTATTGTTGCTAACAGATACAGCTGATCCAAACTCCCTATTGTCTATTTCAGGTGCTGTAATACTTTGTTTAAAACTACGTATAATACTGCTGTCGTATACTCCAAATGTTCCGTTTCCAGTATTGTCAACCCACACTCTATCATCATCGTCTAAATCATAAAGTTTAGTAATATTGTTTATATCTGCAGGAGTTGATACTCTACGTGATGATAGTTCTGATACTATTCCAAGAGTGCTATCTGCTAGGTCAATAAAATCTTCAGTTATTGGATTATCTAGTTGTATCTCAATATCTGTATATCCAATATTTTGTACAATCCAAAAGCCATTAACTTCATTATTAATATTATTGAATCCAACAATATCGCCTTCTACAAACGTAATAGGCTTACTAAAGTTTGCTTTAAATCCTAATGTTGTCTTTTCAATAGATTCAATAGATATAGGCGATACAATATGCTTGTAAACATTCCACGATTGTGCATCTTTTGGTACCCATATATAACTACCAATGTCAACACTATCAATATCCAAAACCAACATATCGTTTTTTGTAGTTGTTAAAAAGTTCACTTGATCTAGTTTAACATAACCAGCAGTTTTAGTATATTCTGTACTATTTGTTGTTAACGGCAACGATGTATGTGCATAATCATCTGGTGAAAGATAAACGTCTTTTCTTGGATATTGATAAACCAAGTCTGTACGTATCGAATCTACAGTTTCAACAAACTCTACAAGTTGTGGTTCAATTCTAAACTGGCTTTCGTCTAGTTTAAATTCAACTTCGTCATAACTTGTAGTTGCACCGTATCTACCAACACGTATTGCCCATTCTTCGTATAGCTCTACACTATCAGTATTTGCTGATCCAAGTTTATCAAACAGTTTTGTAATAGCGTTTGATGTACCTTTGTCTTGTATAAATCCTTGATAAAACTTATACTGACTAACATCGTCTTGTATAATATTAGCAAGATATTCACGTTTTTGATACCCAATAAGATGCTGTGCTAATCTTTGTTGTTCGCTATCAAAGTTGTCAGTATCTAAGTCGTAAAAATCTGCAAACTGATTTGCCCTGTAATCCCAGTTTGGTTTTAGTTCACTTGTAGGTTTACTATCTAGTCTACTCCAGTTTCCGTTGACAAACTCCTGTGTGCCGCTGTGTGTAAACCTAGCTGCATAGTAAAATTCTTTGTATTTTACTAGTTCGGCAGTTTTATAATCTTTGTAACTAGTCCATTCAGTAACCTTAGCATCATCGTATATAAATCCAGGAATATTTAAACTACCATTCCATTCATCAGTTCTATAACCTACAACTTTTAAACGCTCTTGTCTATATCCAGTTTCAGGAACATATATTGTATCATTAAATACTGTTGTATTATCGATCAATACAAGATGTTCTTTTTGTATCAGCGGTAGTTTAATAAGATAGATGCCTTCTTCATTTGATGTTAAACTAAATTTGTTGCTATTATCTCTATATATACTAGAACGATTTTTACTAACTACATTTCCATTTTCATTTAACACTGCAAATCCATAAAGATTATTATGTACATTGTCAACTACATAAAACTCTTTTTCAAATTCAATCTGATTAGCTAAAGGTGATAAAGTTATCGTACTAGTATTTGCCCAGTTTTGTGTTATCCAAAATAGAAACTCTTTAGATGCTAGTTGCCAGTTTTCAACTGTTTCGGTTGTTTTGTTAAAATATTCAAACTTAAATCCAATGTCTTTTAAATATTTTTGATATCCTAATAAAAAGTTAACTACTTGCTGTTCATCGTTTAATATTGTTCCGTAGTCAAGTGTTGATATTTCATTTGTAAAAGACTTTCTAAAATAGGCGCCGCGGCCACCGTTTTCAGGTAAGCTCGGTAGCGGTGTATATAAACTTAAATCAAAGTCAGTTGTTGTAGTATGATTTGCATTTACTCTATAATATCTATCGTTATATTCTACAAGTTTACCGGCAACTAAAAACTTATTTTCAGTCCACGTTATATATGCTTCACTTATACCGCCGACATTTACAAAAGGATCATTTGCACTTTCTCTTGGTATATTATATTTAAAATACGGAGTATCTTTATCATATCCATTTATACGATATCCACTTTGTGTTCTTTCAATAATCACACCACTATAAGTTGCTACTATTTGGGGACTAGAAGTTCTCAAAACAATGTTATAGTTTTCATCCGGAACAAATATGTTTCCTTTATTCAACGGAGTTTTACTATCTAATACTAGTTTTAGTTTGTTCTTTTCGGCAAACCCAGCAAGTTTAAATCCTATTTTATTATCTAAAAGTTTTAGATTATTAGTGTATGTGGTATACGGATACAAAGAATCTGCATTAATATATTCACTAATATAGTTTAAAAATCCTGCACTTACAGCATTTTCTATTTTAGGAAATATTAAATCCGTTGTGTTTATTCTTTTGTTTGTAGCAGTATAGATTAAGTTTCCAGCAATGTCACGCTGTGTTCTACTTCTGTCAAATCCAACACCCATTGTATGTGCAGGTCTAACGATCAATGCAGCAATCATCAAGCTGAACGGATAACCACTGCTTCTTCTCCACGCTGTTTCAGTTGGTGCTTCGTCGCCAAACTCAAATAGATTTTGACTTTGTGGTGCATAACTGAAGTTGCTTACGTATCCGCTTTCTAAAGGTGATATTAGTTGGCCATTTTCATTGACTGGAATATGCTTTAGTAAGTTATGTCTAATATATTTTTTATTTCTTAGTATTGTTTTACCAGGTTCTCTAATCACGCCGTTTTGCAGGTCGGTCCAAAGTATTAAGTTATTGCTTGTGTAAGGGGCTGGGCCATAAACGTTTTCCCACCATGCTGGTTGTATTCCGTATCCTAACATTTCCCAAGGATGTGTATGCGGGCGATCAGTATCAAATGCCTGTCTATAAATGCCGCGCCAAAATCCTGGTACTGCTTCATTGCGGTCATTTGTACTTCCTGTATAGTTATAAGTAAAACTATCTCCTTGTACTATAAAGTTATTTTTAGTATAATCAGAAATCTTTGCAACATCAGTCCAGTCAATAAAATCTTTGATAATAATATTATTAATTTCTTGTGATGATATTTTTGTATTTCTATCTGCGCCACCTACAATATCATTTATGTCAAATATATCTGGATTATAATCAACTTTTAGATTATTAAAAATACGCTTTTCCATTTCTAAAATCAAATCGTCTCTATAATCGTTATAAGCAAGTGTAATACTGCCGTCATGGCCTCTAATAACAGTTTGCGGAGTTTGATAGCTAGAGTCAACAAATAGTTCAGGAACATATGCCGGGAACATTCCTATTTTTGTAGGCGTTGGTGGAATAAAACTACCTTCAGTATTATCATATTCGTGTATAGTTAATATATCGCCATCAGTTAGTGTTGCTGAAATATCTACAAATCCAGTTCCTGTAAATGTATAATCTTTGTTAAACACAAGTTGTTGATCATTTAGATATATGTACAAGGCTTTATTACTAATGGCAGATTTATCAAATACTGTTGATAGTGAATAAACTGTTAATCTACTATCGAGTATTTCGTATTCAATCTTTTTACTGCCGCCTGTAGCTGCCATATCTGTACTATAAAAAGGAGTACTAGTAGTCTTTGTATTATTGATTTCATTAAAGATAAAATCAACATATTCTTTTACTGTTCCGTTAAATGAAGTTTCGGTTGCTGTCTGTACAAACTGTCTTTTAAACTTAGTATATTCATTTAGTGCATATCTAATAGCTGCAACAACATTTGAACTTTTATTAACTAGATGATAAAGTGACAAGTTTAACGGGCCACTGTGCTGAACAAACTTTCGGCCATATTCGGCAACTGGTCCTAAATCTCGTAGATTGTTTATGCCAGGTTGAATACCTGCAAATGTTGCAACTTCTGAAACTAGTCCTTCAACATGATCATTTACTTCGCCTAATGTAAAATCTGTAATATTTTTATTAGACGGATTTCTTTCAAAGTTGTGTGGAATCTCATAATATCCATTATTGTTTTTGTCTGCTGAGCTTTTAGTTTTAATAACAACAATATCAGTAAATCCAATATCGTCAGGAAGTATAACCTTAGTTGTTTTATTTTCGTTGACTGTTTGATAATCAGATTTATAACTATTATTGACATATACTTTTATTTCTAAGTCTGTTAGGTCTGCACTATTGTTATAGACATTAATCGGAAATCTATTTGTGTATTCTTCGCCAGTGTATTTTTGTATAACATATTGACTACTTTTTATGTTTGCTTTTTTCCAAGCATTAGTGTATGATATAACTTGATTATTATATTCTTGTAAGAAGAAAACATCACTACTTATAGTTTTAAAAATACTATTGACTTTATACTTGTAATCTTCTGCAAGTAAAGAAAAATCAAAAACAATATCGCCGATATTTACAAAGTTTTTGTATGTAAGCGGAAATCCAAGTTCTGTATCGTTAGCACCTTCTCCTACTCTATAAGTAAAAAGTCTATTACCAGCAAAATCTGTACTATCATAAACTGTATTATCTCCTAGGCTATTTCCACTACTGTCAAACAAATCAAACTTTGGTGCTTGATTTAATCCTGTTTTATCTTGAGCCGGTTGCCATCCTGTTGCATTATACCAATACATTTTTCCAGCATTTTTAACTCCGTCTTTGACTAGTACAGTTTGATCTAGAATAGGATCAGTATCGTCTGTTTCAACTAAACTTATTTGAGTAGTATTAGTATGAGTAATAAACTTAACTTTAAATATTTTATCTTTTACTAAACTGTCAGTATCTGCTGTAAACAGTATACGCATTCCTTCAACTAAATCTATTCCATCAATGTTATATCCTACAGAACCTTCTATTGTACTGAATACATCTTTTGTAAATGTATCAACTAAATCAACATTAAGTTTAGCTTCATTACCGTGATTCCACAAACGTAAATTTGGTTCAAACTCGATGATAGGACGTTTAGCTCTTGCTGTTTGATCTAACTCAATTGCCTGATTGTTAATATTTGCACTTTTTTCAATAACCGATTTGTGGAACCAACGATTGTATCTGGCCCATGCATTTCTACTAGTGTCTCTTCTGTTTATACAAATATAATCTTTAGTTCCTGCGTAACTTCTAGCATTACTCCAAGGAACACGGTCAAATCCGTTTACATCAAAAGGTACTTGTGTATCCTGTGTAAATATAGCCGGAACTTCAAGGTCGCTAACTGGAACTAGTTTAATAGATTTGCCTACACCTTCGACATAGTATAGACCTTGTGCATATGTTGCTGGCGTTACATTGCCTTGAAAATATACTTTCATACCATTTGACATATTCCAACCATCAATAGTTGTGTATGTTTTCTTGCCTACTATTTCGTCGCCTACATTTATGTCGCTGTTTTCTTCTATGTCAAAAACATTAAATGCACCACTGTTGTCAATGTCGTTTTGACTAACATAATACAGATTTTCAGGAGCGTCACCCGGTACTGTAAATTCAATGACGCCATTTTCAATAAATCCATCTTCTAAGTAATCTTGTGGATTTACTAATGTGTCGTCTACGTTTTCATGTGTTAGTACAATACCTTCTCGATACAACGTGCTAACTAATGTACTATCAGGTGAATACTCAACTTTTTTCTGTCTGCTTGTTGCAAAACTAATAGGGTGTCCAGGAACATTAACTTCAAATCTGTATGTTTGTCCTCTAAACAATCTTATGCTTTTATTACGTGTTACTCCATCAGGAGAAAATACATAAGCTGTATTATCATCATCAACTACAGTTTCAATAGTAAAAGTGCTGACTACTTCTCTGCCTTGTCCTCTTATAGGAACTTCTTGTGGACCATTTGGTAACCAATAGTATTCTCTAAAGTTAGTAAACTTATCAAAATCAATATGTGGGTTCCAAGCATAAAACTCTTGGGCAAAAAGTTTATCTTGGTTTTTAATAGAACCACCAAAGGCACTTATTTGTCCTAATATATCAACATAGTCGGCATCAAACTCTACATTTCCAAGATTGTCCTGCACAATAGCAAAAGGTTCTAACTGATAGTTTTCTCTATTAGAATTGATGTCACTAATATAACTATCTTTAGTAGTAACTGCTTTGGCAACTCTACTTCCAACAAACCCATTAATCTTTTCAACAACACCTGGATTAGTTAACTGATCAACTGTACTACCTAAAAACTTTTTATTTGGATTAGTTCTAAAATATCTCGGAAGTAATGAAGCAGAAGTTCTTTTTGAGTCCGAACTTCCTGGTACAGGGTATTCGTTTTGATCGTCATTGTATGCCATTAGTAATCATTTCCTTCAGTAATGGTAGTTGTCGAAGTTGTTGCACTTTGAACACCTGTATTTAAAACTTCGTTACTTGTAATAACATTTGCAGTTGCTTTAAGTCTTGATGCAGTAATACTATCAATAACTTCAATATCACTAACACTTGCACTACTAATCAATATTTCGTCATTTTCGCTTTTTAGTTCATACATACTACCAAACGACTGTGTTTCGCTTTTTGGTACTAGAACAATACTACTTATATCGGGCGCAACTTGCTTCATAATATATGCTGCTAGTTCACTAAAATAAAACGTTTCTCCAAAGTCCCAGTTTTCTAAAGCAAAAAATTCATTAATACTATCTACAACTCTTGATTTTATATCATTATCGTTTACAACACGATTTGTATTTTTTACTATTTTAAATGTTGCTTGCACATCGGTATCGCTTTCTGAACCAAATAAAGATTTATATTTTACAGGATGATATATTACTTCATCACTGATTGATTTAATCTTTTTAATATCTTTACCAAAATCTAAAAACAACGAGTCGCTGCTAGGTGGTAAAGGTTTTGTTGTAATATCGCCCCTAAGATATCTTCTATATTCAACATCATATGATTTTGTTAAAATATATAAGTCAACAATATTACTACTACTTGGATCAATACGTCGATTTTCAGCAGCAGCATGTTTGTAATCAAATCTAATATTGTCTCTACCTTTATATGCTTTGTAATCAATGCATAGTTCTAATCCTGTTTGTAATGAATTAAACTTTTTAAATACATTAGTGCTACTAATATAAAATATTGTTTTTGCATCATAAGAACTATATGCGCCAATTGCTGCTTCAGTTTGTTTTACTACAATATATTCAGCTGCGGCGTTAACGTATTCGTAAGTTTCTACATCATTTTTTTCAAACTTTTTAGAAAATATATATTTTGTATCTGGCAAGTAATTAGGTGCAACAATATTTGTAAATAAATCTGGATCGTCAATCACGCCATCTGCATCACTGTCGGTAAATCCTACTTCTAGTTTTTTACTATCTATATACCCATCAACACTACGATACTCTTTAACAACTTGCCATTTCCAGTCTTGATTAAACGGCGTTAGTATATCAGGTTTATTATTATTACTTAAAACGCTAATACTATCAGTAATAATTTTACCAACTTTACTATCATATATACGATCATTGCCGTCAAAGTAAAAACGTATTTGTTTATCACTTTCAAATACATATCTTACAGCACGACTAGTTACTGTGTATTTTTCTCCGTCTGTTTCAAACAAGAAAAGCCAACTAGCATCTTGATTTGTGCCTGTAGCATCTCCAGTTTTTCCTGTATCAAACTCACTAGTTGTATCAAGATTACTGTTTGTAATAACCTTCCAGTTAGTTGTTTCAACATCATATCGTAGTCCAAATGTTTTGAATGCAAATACTTGATCAACCATTTGTGATAATGTATCATTTACAATGATATTATTTAATACCGGAATGATTTCTGAAAGTTTGCTAGTCGAAGGCACTTCGTCGTTGAGTATAATAGGACCTAATGTACTATTGATATCACCTATTGTTCCGTTTTCATATACACTTATAATTTTAGTCCATATATATTCTTTGTCACCTAGTGTAGATACTTCGCCCAACACTAGATTGTTATCTTTATCATAATGATATCCAGTTGGAGGCGTAAACTTAACTAAACTTCCAGCAGCAGCAAACTTCATTGTTGTAGCTGTAAAACTCGATACTGCAACTGGTACAGAAAACTGATCTTGAAATATTCCACTACTTTGATTTGTTTCGTTTGTTGTAGCATTCCATGTATAGTTTAAATCAGCAATACTTGCATTTCTACTAAAGTTTTTGTAATAAAAGTTTTTAGTTTGTGTGTTTTTTATTATTTCTAAAACTTGATTATTAATAACTGCCTCAATATCTGTTTTTGAAACAAAGTTAAAAGTAAATTTATTTTTTAAATCTTCTGTAAAAATACTTCCGTCATCTCCAAACATTAATGTGTTGCTGTATTTGCCAGTTGCATCACGCAAATCATAGTATCTACTAATACCGCTACTTGTTCTATTAATACTTTTTGTTTTAATAATCTGCTGACTTACTCCTAGAGGACCAATATTGTAATCTTCACCTGTAATCAAACGATTTTGTGTGTAATATGTACTAGGTGCATTTGTTTGAATGCTTTCATTCGATTCTGATTCGTCAGCATTTGAAACAACTGATTGTAATTCTAGCACAATATTAAGTGTTTCTGCTGAGTTATTTTTACTAATATAAGGAACTTGTATTTGTATTCCTGTCATATCAGCTGGATTTATATTAAACTGTTCATTTGCTGATGTTCTATAATAAACTTTAAAATCACCCTTTGGTAATGTTCCAAAAGTTCCGTCACTAAACACAAGACTTATTCGATCGCTTACACGACTTAGAACACTATACAAGTCACGAACACCTTTAGTAACACTGTTATACACAATATTATTACCTTCTGTGTTTTCAACTTTTTGCCATAGTGATTCTTCATTTCCGTTGCTGTCTAACTTGTAAAGCCAAACATCACTGTTGTTGATGTTATCGCTGTCAATATTTACAGTTGTATTTGGAACAGGATTCATTACAGAAAATGTATTTTCTTGTAAACTACCTTGTCTAAAGTGCATAAAAAATCCACTGTTTGAACTTCCTGCACCTTGTCCGTTATCTCTATATAAAAATCCTAGTTTATTTCCAGGAAATGGTTCTTCTTCGTATATTGTTGTATTATCTGTATTAATACCAGTACTAACAATTTCAAACTTGCGAGATGCATCGTCTATATTTTTTGTAAAACTGTATATAGGCAATCCTGTATTACTTGCGCTGAATCGATATTGTTCAGTTGCTACACCATTTACAATGGCTTTTTTAATAGGACGGCCAAATGTAGAGTTTGCTGGCAACGAAGCATTCATAATCTTAATAAACTGTTCATACCAATCAGAGTTAGTAGGATCGTTCCATATAATAGTTTGATTAGATAGATTGTTGTTGTTGGCATCAATAACATCTTCGGTGGTACTAACACTTTCTATTTTTAGTAACCCGTTTGCTGGAATATTTCTATTTGCATTATAACTAATAAGTCTTGCTAAACGGAGAATACTCTCTCTACGATCAGCAGTTTCAATAAAATTTTCTCTAGCATTTAAGTCTGTACGGAAAGCAAGGTTTTGGCCTAAAAATGCAATAAGGTCGATAAGTGCAAGATACTCACTGGACTCTATGTAGTCGTTAAAGTCTTCAGGATAGTTTTCACGAATATATGTAATCATAGTTCTGCGAAGATTATCAAAGTCGTAACTTTGGAAATCTGCGTATCTAAAACTTTGATATATTGTTTTCCAGTCTTCTGCTAGTAGAAGTCTATTTTGCCTATCGGTCGTTGACATTCGCTGTTCCTCACTTTATAGTATATTTACCTGAAGTAAAAAACTGCGTACTTTAAATTAATCCGTTGTCTTGATCAAACTTTATACGCATACTTTCGCTGATGCTATAAGGAATATAAGTTAGAGAACAATCAATCTGTATGCCACTTTCGTAACTATCAACGATTACACTGTCAACATTAACTCGTGGGTCAAAGTTGACTATCTCTGTTACGTCTTCAATGATAAGCTGTTTTAGGTCATCAGTAAATGGTTCAAATAATATATCCCATATGATAGTTCCAAACTCTGGATTTTCAAGTTTTTCGCCTTGACGAATATGAAAATGATTTATAATATCTTGTTTGATTATACTAATATCGTATAAGTTAAATCCTTTAGGATTAGCTACTGTGCTAACTCCTCTGTATTGTTTAGAAACTACAGGAGGGTTATCAATGTCATTTGATACTGTTACATTTTTGTATAAAGGTTTTTCATTTGTGGCCATAACGTATTTATCCTACTGTCATATAGTTAAATGCGGCTTGACTTTCGGCGGGTAATTTTAATAGTTCGGTTGACCTGTTACTAGGATTCAACTCTACTATTCTATCAAAGTCATATGATCCTATTTTAAATACTTGTCCGTCTACTACAATGCCTAGTATTGTATCTTCTTTTGCTTTTTCTTCAACACTTACTCCAAACCCGTTGTTCTTTTTAACAAGTTTAGTTCTAAACTTTTTAGCACAACGCTTACAAGCAGTTGCCATATTTGCAAATGCAGGATCATTTGTTGTTTTAAATGTTTTTTTATCTATTTGTTTGGCTAAACTTGCCATATTATTAAGTTGTCCTACTGGATTTTCTTTGAATATAATATCTTTAGCTATTTGTTTACCTGCTTTGCTAGTAATATTTGGTTTGTTAAATATTTTTCCAACCAAGTTTGCTCCTACGTTTGCAGCAGCGCCGGACAATATATCTTGTAAGCCAGTTGGTAATCCGTTTACTGCTCCTGAAAGGTTTTTTGTAAAGTCTCCTATTCCTCTACTGAACTGATCAAACACAGGACCTACACCTGGAATACCAGAAATAGCTGCTCCTAATCCGCTGGCTAGTTTTCCTGCCATATCTCCTAATGCACCCGATACTGCTCCAAGTGCATTTCCAATAGCGCCATCAATAGCACCTAATGCACTTCCTAATGCACCAGACAATCCTGTACTTGATAGCAAATCTCCCATTACACCAGGAAGTTTTCCTAATAACCCACCAAGGAAAGATCCTGCTATACTACTTAATCCGCCTTGAACACCTTGTAAGAAACTATCTGCTATATATTCAACTGCATTAGTAGTTGTATCTTGTATTTCAGTTCTAACTTCTGCTGGATTAGCTGCGTTTGTGCCGCCTGCATACGTATCGACTACTACTTCTTCTCCGGCTGCATTATTTCCAGTGCGTTGTGCAGCAATTTCAGGAGTGTTTCCGGCTGCAAGAATAGCAGGACTAACAAATCCTAAATTTTCAACAAATGCTGCTGAGTTTCCTGCTAGTTTTCCTGCTAATGTTCCAAATACTGCGCCTGCGGCGCCTTGTAGTGCTCCTTCGAGATTGCCCTCGGCTATACCGCCAGCTATACCGCCAACAAGTGCTACTGTAGGCAAAGGTGCGTTAGCAATTGCCTGATTTATTCCTTGTACTCCTCGAGATATTGATTCCCTAATAATAGGATCAACTAACTGCGAGTTGTTTATTGCAAATGCTACCATAATGCCCTCCTAGTAGTATTTATAAGTCGTTCATTAGAGTTCGATCTGTATGAACAGGGCGTTCGTCCATATGCACGTCTTGACTTTCTGTATCAACTGCTTCAGTTTTATCAGGTGCTGTTTCTATTGGGTTCCAGTTTTCGTGTCCATTCCAAGGCTCGTGTTGCGGAACACGTTGCGGAAACTTTGCTTTAACTGCATCTGCGGCTGCTTCTGCTGCTGGCCCATTAAGATTGATATCGCCTCCAGAGATTGTTGTATTTGCTGCTCCGATAGAAAAGTTTCCTCCGGCAGTGTTTTTAAATGCGCCGCCACTTTTGATGTTCATTTCTGCGCCGGCTGAGATATTTCCATTGGCACCAACTTTTATTTCCATATTTCCAGCAGCACTTTGATGTATACTTCCATTTACAATCATATTAATGTTTCTACCAGCTTCAAAGTTAATATCTCTATCAGCAACAAAGTTAAAATCTGTTTCAGTGTGAAAACTAATACTATCTTTAGCATAAACATCAAGTTTGCCGTTGCTTGTCATTTCTATCCAAGCGGTTCCTCTGCTATTATTAATATATATTAGATCTTCGCTGGTGTTAATCATTATTTGCGCACCAGTGCGTGTTCTAAAGCGTATCATTTCGTTTGCAGGTCTAGTCACATCGCCGCCGGCTTCACTAGATTCTTTGTTTAGGTATTTGTAGGGAGTATCTTCAGGCGAACCTTCTCTTATAAGTTTATCATCGCCGTCATCAATGACAAAGCTACTACTGCCTAAGCGACTTACATGTACTGTTGCTTGGCTTTCTTTTATACCTATTCTTCCTTGCGGTGAACCTCCACGCTTGTCGACAGGGCCTGGACTACTTAATCCAACCACTGCACTTGGAAATTCACGTTGCGCACTACTAGTTGTTATTCCTCTGATATCATCTTCAACTAATCCTTGCTCTTTTAGAGACGCAATAAAATCTTCGTTGATAGGTCTTTTGTATTTTACAGGATTATTAGTTTGTATTTTTGTTATTTTTTTATTATATTCTCCAGCTGGTAGTTTTTTACCTTTTAGTTCTGTTGGAACTGGGCCGCTAGTTTGTTCAGTACTAGGTTGTCCACCAGGTAACATAAATGTCATACCTCTTTCAGGTACACATCCAAACCAATACCCAAAATCTCTACTTCCTTCAACAAATGTACACAACACCAATGTTCCAGGATCTGGAGGAATAGCCCAAAACCCATAACTTTTTTGTGTGTTTGAATATGTGTCGTTTTTTCCTAAATGCTGCGCTCCTGTAACTCCATAAAATGGACTTGCATAGTAGACTATTGAAGTTTGTCCTAATGTTTCGCCTGCTGTGCCTGCTTCGCTTATTTTTAGAAGCTCAACTTCTAATGCTCCAAGATATAAAGGATCAGCATGTTTGATAACTCTAGCCAAATAAGTGCCTGGTGTTGAATCATTTTGACCACTATCAACTGATCTTGTTTGTTCTGCTTTTATTGGTCCGTTGTTTTGCATTTAACTATTAAATCCTGTGTTTACTTGACTTGCTCTATTAGCATCTTTTACTTTATTTGCTTGATCTGAAGTTCCTGATGTATTTGTATCTTCGGGTTGTCCTCGTCTTCTTAGTAGTGTAAGCTCTTGTGTAAACATATTTCGTTGAATTTTGTTTTCAATAGCAGTTACTCTATATAATCCATTAAACTGAGATACAGGAACTGTATCTTCTGGATAAATCATTCCTCCAGTATCTGGATTGTAATCTATTGGAGTTCTAAAGTTTAATATAACATCAACTTCACTACGTTGATAATCAACTTGTCCTCCAGCAGTAGTGTTTAAATCGCCAGCTTCGTCGGTCCAGTTACCCATACCACTGTCAACTATAAAATAAGGATCTCCAAATATTTCAAGTTTAACTTCAACTAAGTCAACACTACCGTTTCCTAGTATTTGATCGTGAAATTTACGTGCCCATCTTATTTTACTATTATCAATACCAGCTCCGCCGCCACCTTGGGTGCTACTAGAGTTTACAAATCCTTGTGTAGCTAACCCAGTTGAGCTATTTGCTCCCGAAGGTTGAATATTTAATCCTAACTGAGAAGGCTTTGTCTGAGTAAGATTAAACTGTGTTCCTCCAGTTTTTGCATCAATACTTAGTTGTCCACTATCGGGTTGTATAAACTGAAAAAATGCTGCTTTGAAGCTTATATCAAACCTAACAATATCAGTATTTTCTCCACTGTAAATGTAATTGTACTCTTTTTTTGCATTTTGTCTTAGGCTGTTGTAGTCTACACCTGCTGCTCCAGCGTTTTGAAAGTGACTACTATGTACTTTATACTCTACAACTTTGTAATGATTTACTTTTGCATCTTCTCCAAACACATTTTCTTGTTGTGCATTTGGTTTTAGGTAACTTTCTGCATCTATTCTAAACCACGGAACCATTCCGTTTTCATCAGGCGCTCTTTCTTTTATAGATTTGCCCCAATCGCTTGTTAATATTACATCTTCAATTATTTTTAGTATCGATGTTCCAGAACCATAGTTGAAAACTCTTTCATCATTACTGACAGTATTCTTAGCACGAGTCATAACTTTATTTCTCTTGTCATAAACTTGCCCTGTTTGAGGCATTGGCACTGTTCCGCTTTCTTCTGCTCCTGAAATAATTCTTGCAGAGCCAAGATTATTTAAACTAGCAGGATCCTGTGCTATTGATGATAACTTTTCTCCGATACTACTTTTTGTTAATACCTGGCCTGTAATCATACTCAAGAATGCTTCAAAGTTTTGCGGTGCTTGCGCTCCTAAAAATCCACTAATGTTTTCAAAAAGTCCTTGTATGTTTCCTGATTTAAAATTTGATAATAACCCTCCAAGACTTTTATCAAGTCCGCCTGCTATTCCTCCTAATACATCATTAAAACTATCTTTTAAACTGTTGCCGCCAAGTACTCCGCCTACAACGCCTCCTACAACACCAGCTGCTACTGCACCAAATATTTTTCCGCCTTTGCCGCCACCGCCTCCGCCGCCTCCGCCGCTGCGAGACGCAGTAGTAGCGCCTGCATCGCTTGTATTCGGTATTCTTGAAGGATTACCAGAAGACGCAATATCTTTTGGAAATGTAATAACTATTTCTGATGCTTCTGCTATTTGATTTGCTTTTCGAAGTTCTTCATAATGTCCATTAATAATAGTTGTTAAACTTTGTTCGCCACTTTGTAGTAGTTTTTCAACAGTATTGCCTGTTAGTGCTATATCAACTGGACTTGATGTTGCATCATCAAGATATGCTTGTTCATTCCATGGCAATGCTTCAACTGTATATGTTGTACCACCTTGGTTTACTTCAAACTCTATGTTTGTTAGTTTAATAGGAACATCTCTACGAAGATTTAATCCTGATTCTGTAACAATAACATCTCCATCGTCGTCATATCCAATAAACTCCATTGATAACATAAATGGAGCGTTAGCATAGTTCTGAAATCCACTCATAGTTGCAGCTATTTGACAAGTTTGTAAGAATAATCCCATACTATATGGTTCTTCAACTGTAAAAGTTATAAATGTAGCGTTTGTACTACGTGATTTTGAGTTTGGAACACATAATGCTTCGATATTAACATTATCAATAAAATATTCTAGCTTGCCGCCAATAATATCTTCGTATTCAGTTGTGACTTTGTTGTCGCCGGCGCCGCCGCCGCTTCTAAGAATAACATTTTGAGGACCGTATGCTCTATAGGTTTCATTAGGTACAGCAATCTCATCTCTTGTCAAACAAGACATTGTAAATATAGTATTGAAACTAGAAAACTGATGTAGACTGTTTGTTTCTATAGACATTAGATTCCTAACTCTGTTTTTAACTTAGATTTTTTAGGTAAAAATATTTTAGTGCCTGCTTCAAAGTCAAACACAGGATCTTTTATTATATCCATGTTTCTTTGAGCAAAAACCCACCATAACTTTGGCGTATTATACAAATCGTATGCTAGTAAATCAGGACGATGCGAATATTGAGGTTCAATAGTATAAAGAATATCATCATCTTCTGCTGGCACGGGTCTAATAGAGAAAATACCTAACTCTCCAGTACTTGTAAGTTTTGTGTTTCCATAAGGACTAGTTTTTCCGTAGTTTGCCATTAGATAAATCCTTTATTTGCTATATTACCATTAATAAACTGATCCATATTAAAACTTGACACTTTGCTTCTGCTGTATGTTGGTTTTAATGTTAAACTTAATGAACTCATTGTCGGAACCATTTGATATGTTGATGAATATTCTCCAAATGATCCTGTGTTTACTTTAATATAATCAATTTCATCAGCTAAATCAAATGTAAACTGTGTAACCACAGTAGGAACATTATTTAAAACATAATCTCCATATCCACTTAGTTTTACAACAGGCGGAGGAGATCCTTTTTCGCTACTTTCGCCATAAAACATCTTAGTTAAACTTCTAAACAGATGAACACAAGCAACCCAATACATTCCGTCTTGTTCAGACTGCACTGGAAATCTTCCAACGATGCTTATATCTTCATGCCTACTATTAACATACTGAGGAAAAGGATAATTACTATGTGTAGGAGACATTTCATCGTAGTTTGCTACTGTTACAAGACTTATTGTTGGCGTAACTGGAAAAACAGCATACCAATCTGTTTGTGCTAAAGGAGCTAGTATAGGACTGTATCTATAAGTAGATAATGTAGGAACTTTTATTTTAACTCGCCAATCTGGAACTGAATCGTTGGTTGGAGCAAAACGTGCAGTTGTTGCTGAACCTCTATCCGGCTCAGCACCTGGTGGTAATAATCTCGATCGTATCGATTTTCCAACACTCGATCTGTTTGCAAAGAATGTGTTGTTAATATTTCTAGTACCAACTGTGTTTGGTACTGATTGATTTGGTTTTCTTGCCATTGTAAACTCCTACATACTATTTAGTTGACAAAATAAACTATGTATATTATAATATAATAAAGGAGTCGATAAATGGCTAGAAAAGTAAACTATCTCAACAACAAAGACATGTTATTAGAGATACACCGAAGTAAGGCTACGTTTTGTAGTTATATTGCACCCGAACATGCTGATTATGATATTATTTTACCTAGTGTAGATAAAATTAACATTAGAACTATTGCAGAAGCAAAGAGAAATAAAGCAAAACTGCAAGGATCTCGTGCATACGAAGCAGCAAAAGCAGCTGGTAAAAAGGTAAAGATGGCAGAGTTTGCTGTGGACTATAGAAAGATTGAAAAAAACGAACTAATCTTCCGTATTATGACATTTGATCATGTTCCAGACGAACCCGGACGTAAGAAGAATCCTAAAACAGTTGCAGATCACAAAACTAAACTAAACTTTCCTCCATTTCAACATTATAAGTTTGATGACGAAGACAATATTATTTGTGTAGGTAAAAGTCACTGGGAAGGTGGAATGGAAAATGGTTATTTCAACAAAGGGCACGGCATGGCAACCAACAAACTTGCTATGATGTGGTTAAAACTTGTTGATCGGTACGCTACAAGAGGCAATGTGCGTGGATACACCTATAACGACGAGATGAAAGGTCAAGCAATCCTCCAACTATCGCAGATTGGACTACAGTTTGACGAATCAAAGTCAAATAATCCCTTTGCATACTACACTGCTGTGGTTACTAACTCGTTTGTACGTGTAATCAACATCGAAAAACGTGCGCAGAACATACGTGATGACATTTTAGAAATGAATGACATGAATCCTTCACACACTAGACTGCACAGCGGCGAATGGGAAGCTGCTGTGAAGCGCGAAGAAGGTGCTACCAAAAAATAAAGGTTGATCTTCTAGAAATTTTAGTTTATAATATACAGGAAATGGAGAATATTCTTGTTTAACAAAGCGGCAGTGTTTACTGACATACACTTAGGTATGAAAGGCAACTCTCGAGTTCACAATCAGGACTGCGAGGACTATATTGACTGGTATATCGAACAAGCTAAGGCTCACGGATGTGAAACTGGCTTGTTTTGTGGCGACTGGCACCATAATAGAAACAGTCTTAACCTTACAACTATGGATACAACTATTAGACTACTAGAAAAACTAGGTGCTGCCTTTGAAAACTTTTATATGTTTGCTGGTAACCACGACTTGTACTACAAAGACAAGCGTGATATCAGTTCAACTGAGTTTGCAAGACACATACCGGGCATTACCGTAATAGATCAAATGATGGTCCAAGACGATGTTGCACTGGTTCCGTGGTTAGTTGGCGACGAGTGGAAGAAGATCGAAAAGTTAAAAGCAAAATACTTGTTTGGTCACTTCGAACTCCCATCGTTTTATATGAACGCTATGGTACAGATGCCAGACCACGGAGAACTAAAAGCTGAACACTTCAAGAATCAAGAGTATGTGTTCAGTGGACACTTCCACAAGCGTCAGAAACAAGGAAAGGTACATTACATTGGTAATGCTTTTCCACACAACTACGCAGATGCGTGGGACGATGCACGTGGTATGATGATACTGGACAAAGAAAATGATGTAGAACCATTGTACATCGACTGGACAGAGTGTCCTAAGTACCGTACAGTCAAGCTATCAAAGCTGATCGACGAGAAAGATACTCTTATCAAGCCAAACATGTATCTCAGGGTTACACTTGACATTGATATCAGCTACGAAGAAGCAACTTTTATCAAAGAAACCTTTATGGAAACATATAGTTGCAGAGAAATAACACTTATTCCAAACAAAAACATCGAAGATATTACAACCGACCTTGACATTGAACAGTTTGAGAGTGTGGATCAGATTGTAAGCAACGAGATACAAGCAATCGACAGTGAACAGTTTAACAAAAAACTATTATTAGACATATATAACGAGCTAACATGATTAAGATACAAGACTTAACCGTAAAAAACTTTATGAGTGTGGGTAATGTTACCCAGGCTGTTGACTTTAACAAAGAACAACTAACACTTGTACTAGGAGAGAACTTAGACCAAGGCGGAGATGACACTGGATCACGTAATGGTACAGGTAAGACTACTATCATTAATGCATTAAGCTATGCATTGTATGGTACAGCTCTTACAAACATCAAACGCAACAACTTGATCAACAAAACTAACAGTAAAGGCATGCTAGTCACTCTTAACTTTAGTATAGGTGCTAACCAATACCGTATTGAGCGTGGTAGATCTCCAAATGTACTCAAGTTTTACGTAAACAATCACGAGCAGAAGGACGATTTACACGACGAATCACAAGGTGATAGCCGTAAAACACAAGAAGATATTAATAGTTTGCTTGATATGACTCACGACATGTTTAAACACGTGGTTGCACTCAATACTTACACAGAACCTTTCCTAAGTATGCGAGCAAACGATCAACGTGCTATTATTGAGCAGTTGTTGGGCATTACCATACTTACTGAGAAGGCAGATAACTTAAAAGAAAAAGTAAAACAAACAAAAGATGCCATTACAGAAGAAACATTAAAGATTAATGCCATTGAAGCTGCAAATAAAAAGATTGAACAGAGTATTGAAACACTTGCAGGCAGACAACGTGCTTGGCAAAGCAAAAGTAGGCAAGACCAAGGAAAACTAGCAACAGGCATCGAAGAATTAGAAAAACTAGACATTGAAGCTGAACTTGATGCGCATGAAAAACTAGCTAACTGGACTGAACACAACAATAAAATAACCTCTTTAAGGAAGGAGTTAAGCACACTCGAACCTGCACTACGGCGTGCCACTACTAGTGTTGAAAAGGTTAATAAAGACATCTTAGAATTAAAAGATGCAACATGTTATACCTGTGGACAAGAGCTACATGCAGACAAAAAAGCCGAGATTGAATCACGAAAAGTGCAAGAACTTGACGATGCAGTTGCATATCAAGGCGAAGTTTCAAGTAAACTGAGCACAACTATGCAGTTATTAGAAGAAATAGGCGATATCAACGGCAAGCCTACTACTTTTTACGAAAATGCAAAAGAAGCATACGAACATCGTAACAATGTAGACAATTTACGCAATACTTTGATAAGTAAACAGCAAGAAGAAGATCCTTATCAAACACAGATTGACGATTTAACAGAAACAGCACTACAAGTCATTGACTGGGAACCAGTTAATCAACTTACATTACTCAAAGAACACCAAGAGTTTTTGCTAAAACTGTTAACAAACAAAGACTCGTTCATTCGTAAAAAGATTATAGATCAAAACTTAGCGTACTTGAACAACAGGCTCACATACTATCTTGATAAACTAGGCTTACCACATCAAGTTCAGTTTCAAAATGATTTATCTACTGAGATTACTCAGTTAGGACAGGATTTAGACTTTGATAACTTGAGCAGAGGCGAACGTAACAGGCTAATACTAGGCATGAGCTGGGCATTTAGAGATGTTTGGGAGTCGTTGTACCAAGGTATCAACCTATTGTTTATTGACGAGCTCATTGATAGCGGTATGGATACTGCTGGTGTTGAATCAGCACTTGCTGTACTGAAGAAAATGGGCAGAGAACGTAGTAAAAATGTTTTTTTAATCTCACACAAAGACGAATTGATAGGTAGAGTTAACCATGTTATGAAAGTTATCAAAGAAAACGGCTTTACTAGTTACGAAAATGATATTGATATTATAGACTAATGAACGATACTCACGACCAGATAATGCAAGCCGTATTAAGTTACTTGAAGGCTAGTGAAACATTCGAAAGAAGACCAAGCGAAAGTACAAAACGTACTGCTCGAAGAGAACTAAGATTGCTGATCGGTTTAGCAAAGCAAAGACAAGACGAAATCATAAACAAATATGAAAGTCATATGATTGATTTACGTAGTAGGAGAGATAAATGAAAATAACTGTTGTAGGAAGTGGAACTGCTGGTAGTTTAACAAGTGCCTTCATAGCAAAAGAGTTTCCTAATGCAACAGTTGAAATGATACACAGTGAAAAAGTTGGTATCATAGGTGTTGGTGAGAGTATTACACCACATTTACCCGGAATGCTTGGCGGACTAGGTGTAGATGAAAAACGTTTTATGCGTGAAACAGATGCTGTGTTTAAATACGGCAACAGCATGGAAGACTGGACAGATACCGCAGACGGTCCTGATGTATTGAGAATGTTTTACTGGAGTAACGGATTAGAAAAAGAAAATACTTGGGAAAATGTTACAAGCACTTTCCCAAATGAAATAAAAACAACTGATGTTTGGTTAGATGTATTCAAGAATGGAAGTGCGCCCGACTTAGATGTGTATCATCATAATGCCGAAGGGTATCAATACTGCAAGGATTTAAAAATGCCATTTGATGACGATGGCAACTACTTATTACCTGCTACTGCAACATATGCTTATCATATTGACGCAGAAAAAACATCTCCATGGATTAGAAAAAATGTTTGTAGTGTATACGGTGTAATAGAAACAATAGCCCATGTTGAAAAAGTAAATACCAACGACGAAGGTATTACCAGTGTTATACTAGACAACGGACGTGAAGTTACTAGTGACATTTGGATAGACTGTACTGGACTGTCTCGAGTTTTAATCGGCGAACTTACAAAAGATATGCACACTTACCAAGCAAACAAAGTAAACAGTGCATGGGTATGTCCTATCAACTATGAAGACAAAGAGTCCGAGCAAGTTAACTACACTAGAAGTATTAGACGAGACATGGGTTGGCAGTTTAGTATTGCGTTAACTAATAGAATAGGTACCGGATTAGTTTACAGTGATGAATATTTTACAGACGAACAAGCATTAGAATATTGGCATAGTATTATTAAAGGAAGACAAATACGAGAGCCAAGAAAATTAAAATGGACGCCTGGAAGATTAAAAACTCCAAATGTAGGAAATACATTTGCTATTGGCATGGCAGCAGGATTTATTGATCCGTTAGAAGCCAATGCTGTTGTTAGTGCAATATCATGCATGAAAAGACTTGCATGGATGCTACAACGTGACTACGACAAAGATTACTATAATCGCAAAGTTACATACTACTTTGACGATATAGCAGACTTTACAGCAGTTCATTATACATTGAGTAGACGTGGCGATAATCATTTTTGGCAAGACATGAGACGTATTGGACGTGAACTTGATCATAAAGGACTTGTTAAGAAAAAATATTACGAACAAGCAAACTGCATGGATAGTGTTGTAGGTTATGTTACAGCATTTCCAGATGTAAACTGGTTGGATATTGCCAACAACTGGGTACAAGATTTAGATGATTGGCCTAGTAAGTCATCACCTGAACAACAGTCAGCATATATTCGCAGAGTACGTAATGAAAAGTTATTACACGAAATACATGCAAGTAATAATAAAAAATCGATTGACATGTTTATGAAAATGTATAATAATGTTAATGAATACAACAAAGGCTTAAACAAATGGCCAACTGATTACTTTAGTAAGATGTTTGGTCAACAATATATTAACAGGCACATCAACAACTCAAAAAAGACACAAGTATAATGTATAAAATATAAACACTATATGAGTTGGACATACAAAGGTAAACAGATAGAATCAATACCAGATGAGTACGAAGGATTTGTTTATCTTATTACTAACACTACTACAGGCCAAAAATATATAGGTAAAAAACTAGCAAAGTTTAAAACTACCAAGCCACCACTCAAAGGCAAGAAGAATAAACGTAGAGGCTACAAAGAAAGCGACTGGCAAACTTATTGGGGATCCAGTGATAGACTAAACGCAGACGTAGCATCACTAGGCGAAGATAAGTTTACAAGAGAAATATTATACCTATGTAAAGGTAGGGGCGAAATGTCCTACATAGAGGCAAGAGAACAGTTTGACAGGCGTGTACTTGAAACAGATGATTACTACAACGGTATCATTAATGTTAGAGTAGGCGGATCAGACAAACTCAAACAGGCACTGCTAGAACAACACATACAGGCAAAACATTCCAACACATAAGGTTGGCGGGCCAGATTAAAAATACCGCT